TAAGCATCGTCTGGCCAGGTTAGTACAACTGTGGGGTTTGACCGAGCCAATCATTGCGAGGTTTAGAGTTAATCGTAGGAGAACCAAAACGACAGAATCCAACAATCTTCTGTGTATTTGTTTCTTGCACAATCCACTTCAGAGACTTACCGGGAATACTATCCTCAATTGCATGAGACGTAGTAATCTGCAGTCTTTCATTAAAGTATTCATTTGTAAATCCACCCTTATCACCTGCAAGATAAACTTTAAAGTTCATATCCTGCGGGTGCATATCAAATGCGTCGAACATATCATCTTCTGGACCCAGCCCAAGAATCGAAGATGGTATTTGACTCATTCTTTCAAGTTTAATATTACGCAAGTATTCATCGATACGACCTATATTTGAGAAGTAATCGATAAATTGGTCTGCTGCGTAAATTGCATCATCAAGTTCTAATTGCATATCACAGAATCAGTTTTTTTTCACCAGGAGTTACGAGTTTACTCCCATAAATTTCATTATACTTGTTTTTAACTTGTTCATCAACCTCTGCAATATAAACCACAAAGTTTTTAGAAACTTCAATTTCTGGTTTATCTTTATTAATTACTGGAGTCCACGGAGCAAATCCAATCCCTCCTTGGGGAGTAGGAAGAACTACAAGTCCATTTTTCATCACAACAGAAGTATCAGTTTCAGAAACTAGTTCTGCAACCACTTCTTCACCCGTAGAAATACGAAATAGTTTTACATTAATCATTTAAATAGTCTCCTTCACGATAATTTTTAAATATTTGTTTTTCAGTGTTTGTTAAATCTTTACCATAAATCCTACCACAATTGAAAGGTATCTGTCTAACTAGATCCGACTTTTTAAATCTAGAAAAGAATTTTTCCTGTGTGGGATATTTTACTATGTCCTTTTTAGTGACAACAAGAAGTTTAGTCAATGATTTATTAAAATAAACCATCGCAAAATCTTCGGATCTTTTCAAAAACTTTTCTTTTCTACCCAAAAAACTAATATACCTATAATTATTTGGCCAATCCTCATCCCAATGACGCCAACGTTCTACATCAACTGTAGATACTAATACATTTTCCTTATATACCCCAATGTCTACATCATAGTTACCAAAGGGTTTTGGTTTAATTTCATAATTATCCTTATAAAATTTTTTCGCAAATTTAATAAACGCAGATATTTCCATACCATCGTCAAAATTATCTTTGCGATCAGAAAATACCCCCAAAGAATTTATATCTTTTTTTGTGATATAGGAAGTCATTTGAAATTGCACTCAACCATAATTTCAGTTAGCGCCGCCAAAAGATTAATTTCTTGATCGGCAACGAAGGCAATCTGATACTGATACTTAGCAATAATAAGAACAGCGGAAGGAATAGAAGGGCTCTCAAGGGCATTGTAAAGAGAGTCATAAATACGACGCAAGATAACACTGGAATCGTTATCCAGATTATTGACGACCCATTTACGAACTTCAGCGAAGTTCTTCTCCTTAAGATTTTTAATAAGTGCATTGACATTTACATCCGAAAATTCAACAAGAATTGCAGAGTCAATTTTACCGCCCGCAGAATACCTCTGACATTCATTTAAAACTCGTCTCCAATCTGGAAAATGTTTATTAATCAGTTCTGCAAGAACTTTGGGATCATATTGTACACCCTCCGTATCCAAGATGTTTTGAAGACGCTTAAAGAATAATCCTGCCAACTGCGTTTTTTCTTTTCCTTTGATACTGAACTCAACAACTGCACATCGAGAGTGGAGGGGTTCGATGATTTTGTTCTTGTAGTTGCAGGTAAAAATAAATCGGCAGTTGTTATAAAATGTCTCAATATTAGCCCGTAAGAGGAGTTGTACATCGTGGGTTGTGTTGTCAGCTTCGTCAATAATGATGACTTTGTGTTTTGCATCAGTTGCCGAAAGTGATACGGTCGAAGCAAAGTTCTTCGCATTGTTTCTGACAGTATCGAGGAATCTACCCTCGTCGGATCCGTTAATGACATAATAATCTACTCCCAATTCTTCGCATAAAGCTTTTGCAACAGTAGTCTTTCCACAACCTGCGGGGCCCGCAAGCATCAGATTTGGAATTTCTTTGTTATTTAGAAATTCCAAAAAAGTCTTTTTGTTAGACTCAGGGAGAATACAATCTTCAATTTTGCGTGGGCGATATTTTTCCACCCACAGAAATTCATTACGACTCATAATTAAATCCAATCAGGTTTTCGTTGGGGCATACGGAGATAATTATCCGCAACCCAAGGTTTAGATGCAATATACCTTTTATAAGCAGTAAAGGTATCAATTGTATCATCATACTTCCATTCTTCGGGCATAGCACGAGCAAATGGAGTTACATTCGTCAACTTACCTTTGGGAAACAAATAGTATGCATCCACAAGAGTTTTGTAACACGAATGTGTCTTATTATACCTTAAGGTATACTCATCGCACAAGTTCATTCCCCACTTGATTAACCAATATGCATTGTCAATAGTCTCTGCGGCCCACTTGGTGCAGGGGTGATTGCGGAAGGCGCCTTTCTCGGTCTTATATGGGGTGCCATCGGTCTTAGGAAGGCTTCCGTATCCGTGACCCCACTTCTTTGATGCCACAATAGAGAGCATCTGACAACACTCTAGGGGCATCTTTACTATGTGTTTATCTGGAAGACAGATGGCACTCTCTGCGGGAAATTCAGAAGTTACAAAGATGTTCATAATATAGGTGAGTCAACTCACTCATCATAGGTGGAGTCCGGTTCCAAAGCGATATAGTATTTGAGGTTTTTGTCCTCCGACTCAAAACGAGACAGGAGTTTCTTGGAGATCACGACCTCATAGGAACCAGGAAGAATCTTAATGTTTTCAACCTTGAAGTTCAAAACAAAAGTTCCCGTGGTTTCACCAACGACCAAAGAATATTCGTTGGAAGTATCGTTCTTCTTATCACGAACAACCAATTTAACTACCCCAGCCTCGCCAACCGCAGAAAGATCGGGAACACCATAAACAGCAGCAGCTTTAAGAAGTTTATCAAGTTGTTGAGTATTTACCTGAAAACAAACATCCTCGGAGGGGAGTGTAATGGACTTTTCGGGAGGAGTCACAATTACTGCAGGATCTGCAAAGAAATACTTGGATCGTGCATTTCCTTCACTAATACCAACGTAACTATTGTTTTCAAACTTAAGTTGCGGATTTTGATACAGAGACATTGCATTTAGAAATTGATTTAGATCATAAATTCCAAAGTCATTTTCAAATTCTTCTTCCACCTCAACTTCGGCAAGAATATTCTTCATTACAGAGATGGTGCGAAGTTTATTTCCCTTTTTGAAAAGAATTGACTGATTAATGCCAGAAAAGTTCTTGAGAAGAGAAAGAGTTTTTTCAGAGAGTTTCATAGTGTTGGGTTTAAGTTTCATGATATTTAATTAGCGAGAGAATTCGGTGAGACCATTATCTTTGCGAGTATAATGCTTATCAAAGTGAAGTAGTAGCATAGCATAGTGAATGACTTTCAGCAAATCTCGTTTGTTGCGTCCGTCTTTATTCCCATAGCGACTACCATACTTAAGAATATTTGATTGGCAGAACCCGGCGGCAAGTTTTTTGGCTGCCATCAAATCAATAGTTTGAATGTCTGCGTAATCTTCATCATCTCCGCAGTAATGCCCGCTATATGTACTACTTACATAATTTTCAACATCCTTAAGGATTTTATCTTCGTTATATTTCCAAAGATGATTTTTTGGTTCGTTCATAGTAGGAGTTTTTGTCAAATCAATCGATCCACTGTGTTCGTTCATAGTCATTTTGTATTCAAGTAATTGTCTTTCATTTTCGACACCGGCACCATACATAATTAAGAGAAGTCATAATTAACCTCTCTCAATTATAACAGATTATTCGGTGCCAGTCAATCAAAAGGAAACCTCATTACCACCTTCAATCGTCAGTTCAAGAACTTCTACTGAATCAGTAGAAGGCATCTGGAAATCGGCATCAATCTTGTCGTATAGTTCTAAGAATGCGGTTTTGGTTTCATCATCAAAACGATTTACGCAAACCTGAATTGCTTTTGCCTTATCCTGAAAAATGCTGTAGGCACGGACAATATGAACCAGACGACGAGTACTAATAATTTCATCAATACCGCCATCATAGAATGTCTTGCGAATAATATCCCCCCAATCGGCAAGACGTTTGCAGAAATCGGAATCCTTCACGTTCAGTTGAGATGCAACACCTTCAAGAATTCTGACTTCAATGGAAGTGGAAGGATACTGTTGTTCAAAAGTCACTGGAAAACGTTCCAAGAATGCCTCATTCAGAACATTGGTTCCGATAAAACGACCATCATCAGAACCCTTACCTTTGGTGTTTGCGGTAGCAACCACATTGAATCCAGGAGCGGGTTTTACGAACCGTCCAATCTTTTTCAGGAAAACACCTTTACCTTCTAGTACTGATTGGAGGCAAAGGATTTTATTAGATGCAAGATCAATCTCATCGAGAAGTAGGATTGCGCCACGTTCGAGTGCTTCGATGACTGGCCCATTGTGCCATACCGTTTCGCCATTAACAAGGCGAAAACCCCCAATAAGATCATCTTCATCAGTTTCTACCGTAACATTTACACGAATCAGTTCACGCTTAAGTTGAGAACACGATTGTTCAACACTAAGCGTTTTACCATTACCCGAAAGACCCGTAATGAACGTAGGATAAAAAAGACGGGACTGAATAATTTTTTTAATATCATTAAAGTTACCAAACTTGACGAAGGTATCATCTTTATC